GTTGAGCAGAATTGGTATGTGGTGGATTATGCAAGTGATGCATTAAGGTTTGAAATGGCAAAGGGTTGGTTAGAGCGTATGAAACAGGAAATAAAAAATGATTGATGGAAATAGTACAAAGGCAGAGGTTTTAGAAGTTGTTAAACGGTATGGGCTTATGTTGGAGTGTGCGAGTGAGGCATTGCGCGGTGATAAAGACGTGGTGCTGGCGGCGGTGAGGAATGAAGGGGAGGTGTTGTGGGCTGCTAGTGGGGACTTGAGGGGGGATCGTGATGTGGTGATGGAAGCGGTGAAGCAGAATGGGCTTGCGTTGGGGTCTGCTAGTGAGGAATTGAAGTGTGATCGTGAGGTGGTGATGGCAGCAGTGAAGAATTATGGGTATTCGTTGTGTTATGCTAGTGATGACTTGAGGGGGGATCGTGATGTGGTGATGGAAGCGGTGAAGAATTTTGGGTTTGCGTTGCAGTCTGTGAGTGATGAATTTCTGGATGATCGTGAGGTGGTTATGGCAGCGGTTAAGCAGGAGGGGACGGTGTTGGTGTTTGCAAGTGAGGAATTAAGTAGTGATCGTGATGTAGTGACGGCAGCGGTTCAACAGAATGGGAGAGCGTTGGAGCATGCGAGTTCTGAGTTGAAGGGTGATCGTGAGGTGGTGCTGGCAGCAGTGAGGCAGGAGGGGTGGGCGTTACAGTATGCCAGCGAGGAATTGCGGGGTAATCGTGAAGTAGTGCTGGAAGCGGTGAGGCAGAGTGGGGAGGCATTGAAGGCTGCTGGTGAGGCATTGAAGCGTGATCGAGATGTCGTCATGGCCGCGGTGGGTAGCAGTGGGCCTGCGTTGTATTATGCAAGTGAGGAATTGCGTGCTGATCGTGAGGTTGTTCTGGCAGCGGTGGGGAGGAGTGGCTATGCGTTGGAGTATGCAAGTGCTGAATTGCAGGGGGATCGTGAGTTCATCTTGGCAGCGGTTCAACAGAATGGGAGAGCGTTGGAATGTGTTAGTGAGGAATTGCGAATTGAAATAGTGCAATGTTGGGCAGCGAGTATGGAGGTCAAAAATGATTGATATGGTAACTTATTGGCAAGTGGTGTTATTTAGTCTAGTGTATTGGGGTTCGTTGATAGGGGCCTTGTTTTTTGTTTGTTTCGGTCCAAACCTAGATGAAAACGATAGGACTCTAGGCGGAGTATGCTACAACGTTTTAGTCCGTCTTTTACTGGCTGCGGTTGCGTTAGTGGTGTGGTATTACGTCTTCACATTTATTTTATTTTTATTCTTTGAAACATTGGGAGCGTTGTAAGATGAGTGACGATATAAGATCGCATAACATTGGTGCCTCGGACTATTCCAAATATAAAATACAACCATGGGATATTTGGCTTGAGTACAACCTAAACCCATGGGACGCTGATATTGTTAAACGTGTATTACGCACCAAGAAGGGTGAGCGACGACTGGATTATGAAAAAATTATCCATGTGTGTCAGGAACGGATACGCCAACTGGACGCAAGCGAACCGGATAAAGAAAATGAGTAAACCAACTTTAACTTATGACCCCATAACGCAAGAGTATTTTTATGCTTGCAGTCGCGAGGAGAAAGACATACCGAAACAATGCCGGATGAAGTGGTCCGCTGGAAACACAGCTTGGAAAACTAAAGACTGGGCATTGGCCATGAGAGCCGCAGAGCTTTCAGGCATTGGTACCGAGATGTTTAGAGATAAACTTTTACGGCCACCAGCTCGACTAACCCTCCCAGATTTCTTATACGACTACCAGAAGGAAGGCATCCAAACGATTGTGGCTAATAAGAATTTATTGCTGGCCGACGAGCAAGGGCTAGGCAAAACGGTACAAACTATTGAGGCCTTGCGGTACCTAGACGCTCGCCGCATTTTAGTATTGTGTCCGGCATCACTAAAGTATATGTGGCAGGAGCAATTTGACCAATGGTCGGATAACCTACTCACCCAAGTGGTTGCGAATGGCAAGACACAAATTCTATTTACTAACAACGTCGTTATAGCTAACTACGACTTGGTGTCTAAACGGTATATCTATGAGCAGCTACGCGCATGGGCTCCCGATATGGTGATCTATGATGAAGCGCATTACCTTAAAAACCCCACGTCCAAACGGGCTAAGGCGTCGTTTCTACTTGGGGCTAAAGCCAAGCGGCGACTGATGCTTACTGGTACCCCAATGCTTAATCGCCCGATAGAGTTGTATAGCATCCTTCGGTTTTTAAAACGAGAAGCGGTTGAGCCATACGACAATTATAAAAAGTACGGGTATAAGTTTTGTAACGGTAAAGAGGGCCCGTTTGGTTTTGATGTTAAGGGGGCCAGTTGTACCGACGAGTTAAACTACCGACTCAAACGCACCGTCATGTTGCGGCGACTAAAGGCCGATGTGCTTACCGATTTGCCAAGCAAGACGATGCAGATTATTCCCATGGAGCAAACCAAGGACACTAAAAAGATAGTCAAGCAAGAGGGATTGTTCGACGTGAATAAAATCTTAGAGAAACCAGACGCCAACCTTATCGGCGAGATGGCTACTATCCGTCGAGAGCTTGGAGAAGCTAAGCTGCCACAGAGCATTAGCTACATTAAAGATGTAATGGCGAGTGGCGTTGAAAAGGTTGTGGTGTTTGCGTACCACAAGGCCGTATGTGAAGGGTTGTACGAAGCGTTTAAAGAGGAAGGGGCGGTGCTAGTCTATGGCGGTACTGCGTCAACAGATCGCCAACGCTACGTCGATCGGTTTCAAAAAGACGCAGACACTAAAGTATTTATTGGCCAGATACAAGCTGCTGGCACTGGACTCACCCTAACCGCAGCCAGTCACGTGGTATTTGTAGAGAACAGTTGGGTGCCCGGAGAGATGGACCAAGCAGTCGATCGCTGCCACCGCATTGGTCAGAACAATAAAGTAACGGCGCAAGTATTGGTTGTGAAGGATAGCATCGACCATGTTATAATGAGATCAATGTTTTTTAAAAAGAGAAAGATTAAGGAGGTTTTAAAATAATGGAAGTAATTGACCACAGAACGGAGAAACTTAGTAAGATTGTTGGGTTAGAAAAGAACCTAGACATGACGGCTCAATACGCGTCTCGACTCGTTAAACGCTTGGGGGTTGGTAGTAAACACGCGTTCCCGAGCTGTTATAGTTTCGACGCAACGTATGGGTATTTTGTAGCCAAGGACGGCAGCAAGCTCCCGGGCGCACGGGTGCATATACACCACAACCTATTGGACTTATCGGTTGTCGAAAACTGGGGGCTGTCCTACGTTGACGAAATACTAGACCCAAAGAACCGAGCATTAGATGATCTGGTTAAGCGCATGGCAAACTCGTTCAGAGCCGGAGCGACCCGTGTTAGTTGAAAAAGCGAGAAATTTTTCGATTACGTATCATGAAGGGCAGAAGTATAGGGGCTTACCCTACATAGAACACTTGCGTCAAGTGGCCACGTTTTTAATACTAGAGCTTGACATTACCGATGTAGACGCTGTTGCGGCTGCCTACCTTCATGACATAGTAGAGGACACTCAATGTACTGCGGAACTGCTTGATAGAGAGTTCAATCAGTGTATCAATACGATAGTTAAAGCGGTGACCCGAGACCCGCACGAAACCAGTGAATACTATATTGGTAAAATTCGCAATGCCGGTCGTTACGCCATGGCAGTAAAAACAGCAGACCGAGTGTGTAATTTAAAAAACTTAATACTAGATGCTGAGGAAGGTGAGCTAAAACTAAAACTACTAGAGCGATACGAACGCGAGCTCGAACCGATACAAACGTATTTTCCTGCCGAATTCGTAGCGCATATCAAGGGGGCACATGGGCATTTGAGGAGCGTACTATGAGCGCACATTCACTATTCGGCGCATCAGCCGCACACATTTGGACTAACTGTACGGCGCAGCCATGCTTGGCTTCACAAGCTAAAACATTTGAGGAGTCAAGCGATTATGCTAACGAAGGAACCACGGCGCATAATATAGCCGCCGAGATTTTAAAAGACGTGTTACCACTGAAGTCGGTCGGTACCTTGCCCGACGAGATGATCGACGCCATTATGATGTACGTGAACTACGTCCTGCGACACGTTAAGAAAACCAGTAAGCTATATGTAGAGCAACGTATCCGACTCGACTCCATAGACGGTGGTCACTTTTTTGGCACGGCAGATGCTATTGTTTCGTCCAAGACAACCCTAACGGTTATCGATTTTAAATACGGCCAAGGCATTAGTGTGCAACCCGAGAACAACCCCCAACTGCTTTACTATTTGTTGGGCGCAATAGAGCTTGAAGGGCTGGACATTATGTGCGGTAAAAAGTTTTATGTATCTATCGTTCAGCCACGGATGGACAGCGATCCAATTCGTAAAGTTGAAGTGCCGGCTCGATCGTTGATTGCGTTCCAAGCGTTTCTCGAAGGAAGGTACGAGAAGGTAAAAGAAGACCCAGAATACAGCCAAGGCCCATGGTGCCAGTTTTGTAAAGTTAAAGGCGTATGCCCAGAGCTTAAACGCATTAGCAACGTCACAACTAAAACTGATATTGAAGGTGATGTTACGTCGTTGCCGGAGGTCGAGCAGTTGAACATGGAAACGATTAGCAAGGTACTAGAAAACGCCAGTGCTATAAAGAAGTGGTTGACAGCGGTTGAAGCCTATGGTTATAATCTAGCTTTAGAAGGTTGTGAGATTCCGAGACATAAATTAGTATTAGGTGGCCGAGCCACCCGCAAATGGATTAATGAGAGTAAAGTTGCAGAAGAATTACAAAGCAAATACGGCCTCGACATTTTCGATATTAAACTCAAGTCCCCAGCCAAGATGGAAAAGTTAGTCGATGACAAGGAGGTTGTGCAACAATATGTTATGGTGCCAGAGAAAAAACCAGTACTGGTTTCGGACACCGATAAAAGAGAGCCTTATAATTTAGGCAACGAGTTAACAAGTTTATTAGATCAAGGAGATTAAAATGGCAAAACAAAGTTACAAGAACAACGTGGTCACCCCAGTGGGTAAACTATCGTACCCTTATTTAGTAGATAAACTAAGTACTCAAATCGACGGCCGAGTTATCGAGAAATGGTGTGTCGATTTGTTGTTCGCTAAAGATACCGACCTATCAGCTTTAAACAAAATCATTAAAGATTTAATCAAAGAACAATGGCCAAAAGCAACACCCGAGTTGGTGAAGAAGATTCGAGTACCCTTTAAAGACGGCAACGCAAACCTCGATAAAGAGGGTGAGATCAAGCCCGGGTACGAAGATATGATTTATGTTTCACTTGACACTAAGAATCAAGCACCACTTTTAAAAAACGCTAAGGGCGAGCTTATGACCCCAGAGGAGGGACGCAATGAGTTGTACGGTGGGTGTTACGGTCGCGCGTTAGTTAACGCCGGAACGTACGATCACCTCGGCAATAAAGGCGTTAAGTTTTATTTAGCCGCTGTCCAAAAACACCGAGACGGTGAGCCAATGGGCGACGGTAAAACGACGTCATCCCAAGTCGATAAACTTATGGAAGCGTTTGACGATCAAGAGGTCACAACAGACAACTCAGATTTGTTGAGCTAGGGCGCACTCATGCTATATATCGACTTCGAAACAAGGTCGTATTGCGACCTAACAGCCAGTGGTTCGTGGCGATACGCACAAGACCCAACTACAGAGATCTTGTGCATGGCCTACGCTTTCTCAGATACGGAGCCTAACCTAGTAATAGGCTCCGAGCTGCCAGATATAGTAGCCTTGCACATTGATATGGGTGGGATCGTTGAGGCGCACAATGCCATGTTTGAGCGAGCACTATGGGAATCTATATGCGTAAAGAAATACGGATGGCCAGAGATAAAGCCAGAGCAATGGCGATGCTCCGCAGCATTGTGCGCCCGATGGGGCGTGCCCCGAGATTTGAAGACAGCCCCCATGGCCCTAGGGCTACAAGAAAATAAAGACACCGAAGGCCGGGCTATTATGCTTCAACTGAGTAAACCCCGAAAGACTAAAGACGGGCTTACTTATCTCGAGGACGATACTAAACTCAAGAAGCTGTACGACTACTGTCTCCAAGACGTTCGTACCGAACGAGCAATCAGCCACAACTTTACCCAAGACTTTGGGTTTGAGAAAAAAGTGTGGGCATTAGACCAGCGGGTCAATTACCGTGGCGTACCGGTTGACCGGCAAGGCGTAGAGAACGCGCTAGAGCTACTCGCCCTATACGCTGAACAGCTTGACGCCGAAGCCAAGGCGTTGACTGGGGGGATCGCAGTGAGCCAACGAGATAAATTAATCGAGTGGGCCAACGAGCGCAGTGTCGGTTTGCAATCCTTGACTAAAGAAGCCGTGGCCGATTGTCTCAACTGGGTTCAAGATAAAGAAGTAAAACGAGTGTTGGAGATTCGTTCGCAATATAAAACGTCCACGGCCAAGTACCAACGGCTGTTATCCAGTATGTCAGAAGGCGATCGTATCCGAGATGCGTTTGTTTACTATGGCGCACTAACCGGACGATGGGCTGGCCGCTTGGTTCAGTTCCAAAATTTACCAAAAGGTTCCGTCGCGTCCGATCAGATCGACGACGTGGTGGATTCTGTGGTTAAAAAGGATATTGCCAAAATAAACGCACACGAGGTTGCCCCTATGTTGCAATTATCTAGTTGCATTAGGGGCATGATAGCGTCGCCCAAAGGGAAGTCCCTATATGTGGCGGATTTCGCCGCTATTGAAGCTCGGGTTGTTTCGTGGCTTGCGAATTGTAATTTAGCGTTAGATCAATTTAAAAAAGGAGATGATTTGTATGTTACCATGGCCGCCAAAATATATAACGTTACTGAAACCGAGATTACCAAAGCCCAGAGGCAATTGGGTAAGGCTGCTATTCTCGGTGCTGGTTATGGCATGGGCCATAAAACCTTTCACCGGACTTGCGCGTCGTGGGGAATGGAAGTCTCGGAGGAGTTAGCTCAGTCCGCCATTGCCACGTACCGCTCAGTGTATAGTGAGATCCGGGATTTGTGGAGACACACTGAGCTGGCTGCTACCAACGCCATTCGGTATGGTAAGCCGGTGACCGTGGGGAAGGTCACATGGTTTATGCACGAGGGCAATTTACACTGTAAGCTACCGAGCGGTCGGAGCTTGACGTATCGTAAAGCTCGACTCAAAGCCAAAGAAACCCCATGGGGTGGCGAGAGCTATGAGATACTATACTATGGTTCCCGAGAGAAGGGAGCCAAGTGGGTTGAGATAGATACTTACGGTGGGAAGCTGGTGGAGAATATTACACAAGCCATTGCCCGAGACTTGTTAGCCGAAGCTATGTTTAGGCTAGAGGATGCAGGGTATGATATAGTCATGCACGTACATGACGAGGTAGTGTGTGAGGTTCCCGACAACTCTCCCAAGTCGTTGTCAGAGTATGAAGCTATCATGGCTCAGGTGCCTGCGTGGGCGGAGGGTATGCCCATTGACGTCGAAGGTTGGGTCGGTAAGAGATTTAAAAAATGAGGATGCCTAGCCCTATCCGCAATCTAATGTTTAGGCTTAAAAGCGGTTTTCGATTGCTTAAACAATTACACACCGTTCCCGTTTATCCGGGATACGGGGCTTATCTCTACGCAATTTGGGACGCACATGGTCGGTGCATTTATCTATCGGCACCGCGCACTCTGTCAAAGTTAAGCCGAGGCGTTGGCTTATTTTTTTATGGATTTTCCGTACAACAAGGGTGCGGAAACTTAAGCTCCCTAAACACCGACGAAACTAGGCGACGCGTACTAAACGCTATTGTTTCTTTTGATAATGCTATACGTAAACGGTTTAAAAAATAGTCCAACTGTGGTATAATATAAGTACGCATTTGATAGCTATGCTGTCTATGCCTTGATAAAATATACTATCGAATGTGTACCATAGGCCCAATACCAGTTAACAAAAAATAATTACTTGAGCATTTGATTGGGCCTTACAATTTACTATGACAAACAAACACTCTATTATTGCACTGGATCTAGGAACCACTTGCGGGTGGGCAGTTAAACACAATAACCGTACGTACTCCGGCGTATTTAAACTGGCCCCCAGTCGGTTCGACTCTTACGACCAACGGTTTATTACGTTTCGTAAAAGCCTACAAGAGCTAATAGCAAAACGATTTAAGGACGCAGATCTCAGTACAGTACAAGTGTTCTATGAAGAAGTGAGGCAGTCCCAAGCCCCCGATGCAGCCCATATGTATGGCGGCTACAAAACCGTGTTAACGTGTTTTTGTTTAGAGCATGGCATATCGTATAAGGGCGTGGGCGTAAAGACGATTAAAAAGTTTATTACGGGCACTGGCTCGGCTGGCAAAGATAAAGTCATAGACAGTGTACGTAAGCTAGGCCATTACCCAGAAGACGACAACGAAGCCGATGCCATCTCCATCTTGTACTACGGACTAGACTATT